ATAACATATCTTCCGTCTGCGGAGAGGGCCTCCTCAATACTTATTGGTGAATCTGCGTATTCAGCGCCATTTTTTACTACAATATCAACATCGATCACGTCCATTAAATCTGGTACTGATTTTAAAGTTTGATATACATCAGTAATTAATAATGGTTCACCAATATAAAATGTCTTATCAAAAACATTTCGTAAAACTGTTACGGCCTCATTCAAAAGATCATATTTATTAACTCCTGAAAATGCTAGCGCCTTGAACTCGATACCTATATTGGCGATTTTAGCATTTAATATATCTACGGTGTCATTAATCATTTTGTATTGATTTAACCAAGTTTTTAAATTGCTTTTAAGGGTATCGTTGCTAATAATTAAATTACCATCCGTATTTTCAGAAAGAACATATATATTTAAATTTCGTTGATTATAAGAATCAGAATCTAGCTCAATCGCGCATCTTTTAAATTTTCCGTATTTAGAGGGCATATTATAAGCCATACTAATATAATCTTGTTTTGTTACAGCTCGATATTGTGCCGCAAAATTGCCGCGGGCTCTTTCTTTTATTTCATCTGCGGAAACTAGAGTCACATCTCCAATAATTGGGTCTTCATTTAAGACTGATAAACTGTTTATTACAGAAGATTTTTTTGTCTCTTGTAGTCCTTCTGGTGCATTAAATTGAAAATCGGTTGTGCCAACTCTAGTAATAGCATTGGACGGAGTATTTACATTTTCGTTAGTGTTAATTCTATAAATTATTGTTAAAATAGTGTTTGCTGGGACTACTCCTAATTTATCTGTCTCATTTAAAATAGATGGATCGAATGAGGTATCTGTAATATAATCTTTTCCGTGTAGTTGTAGTATGACTTCGGAAGGATCTTTCAATGATATCGGCGCCTCTTCGCTCCCGTAGCCAAACTGTAGAAAGACTCCGGTGGGCGTGCTATCAACCATATAACGCCGCGAAACTGCAACGGGTTTCATTATATAAGGAACTGTAGACGAATTATCGCCTTTATTTAATACGGGCACATGTACTATGTTCTGTGTAAGATAGTCGACTTCGAAAAATTGATTCCCGTTGTCGTCGAACACAGAAACTATTTCACTAATATTTCGTCCATTCAGTCTAACTCTTAGAAATTTTTCAAAATCGCCAATCGAAACCTCTTGGATGGCTAGTTCTCCAGATACTACTTGGCCGGCGCTTCGGATAGCATATGAAAGAGGGGCTCCTGTTTCTGAATTTTGTTCTGCTAACACAATCGGATTCGTGCTTTTTGAAAAATCTACATCTTCCAGCAAGGTAAAAATAGTATCTGCTGTAGAGTAGAAGGTCGACCCTTTCTTTAAAATTGGTTTATAATCATCATCTGGGCCTGGAAAGCCGCCTTGCGTTGGCACTGTTATGTAAAAATTACATATTCCAAAAGAAGATGGATAGGGGCTATATTTATATCCAAGTTCGCTGCTCAATTTTAATACATTTTTAAACTCCATCGCTGTTTCTAAAAATGATTCGTTGGTTTGATAGTCTACATAAAAAGATAAAATATCTCCGACATAAGAAACCGTGTCAAGCATTAAGGAGCCAAAAGAGGCCTCAGTAAAATCTTTATAATTGTCAGGATAATATCTCTTAACGTAAGCCTCTAAATCTTCTCTAATCGAATTAAAATCTCGACTAGTATAATTTATAGATGGTTTTATTTTTGGCATCTTTAGCGTTCCTTAATAATCATAAATTAGTAGCGACAGTTATCTTTAAAGTGTCGTTTAAGTTTAAATTTGGAATATAATATTTTATTACAAGGCCCATGTATTGAGTATCCTTATAGTCATGTATCGCTGTCTCGTCTAGGCGCACGTCTGTCAGTGCAATATTAATAATCCTGATAAAAGGTATATATCTTCTTACTTGCTGAACTATCTTCGTGTTGAGATTCTGATAGGTTTCTTCCGTCTGGTCAAACAAAAAGTTTCTTGCGCCTACTCCAAAATCTGGATGCATTATGCGCTCTCCGGGAGCGGTCAATACGACCATCTTTAAATTTTGTTGTACAACATCGGCCAAAGTTTTATTTAATTTATAATACCCATCAAGGCCATCATATCGTAAAGGTAAACTTGGAGAGAAACCAATTGCCATTTTTTTATTCCTTTTTAATAATTAGCAATTAAATTAATTATTCGCCTATTCTTTCTCCATCTAGGACTTGGCGTCGAGGCCGATATCGGACAGAATGCTGGGTCCGCAGTTCGTTCCCATGAAATGTTTATCCTGATCCGGGCCGGTGGTGTCGGTGAGCTTGGTTACGCCGGAAGCAGGTGCTACCATTATCCCTAGTTTTTTAATTAGTTGTCCGGTGGGTTTCGATTGTGTTTTTACCTTTATGCCATAAAATGAGTTCGCCGGCGCGAGGCCGGGCTGCTTGCCCCAGAGGGCGCTTTCAACACCTTGCCCGATGAACGCGGCCGGCACGGCATTGATAGACCACTTTCCGCATTCGGCCTCAAAAGATCTTTGTTGGTTCGGTGTGCCCGGCCAGTGGCAGCTTTCCCAGAGATTTGAGTCGGGATGGTGCCAATCTAAAGTGCGTAGTACGGCATTTCTAAAATATATCTCTCCAAACGGGAATGTTGCGTAGTATGGAGCGTACTCAGCATGGCCGGGGGCATCGTAGAAGCCTCCGTCTTGGGCCGGCCAGAACATCTCGTTTTTCGAAAGACCGTACTCAGTCCAGTGATCAGGCGGGTCTAGGTTATATGGTGTCCCATCGTCTGCGAACGTTCCCCATGACTGAATGCCAAATTCTGCCCAATCTTGCTGTAAGGACGGGCAACTGTGAAAGTATGCGCGAACCTCGTTTTCGGTGCCTTTGCCCCAGCCACTTATCGGAGGTCGTGGGGCTGGCAGTATGCCATAATAAGGCAGGCCATTTTTATCAGTCATTTCCAGTGATAGACCCTGTAATTCATCAACATTATCATAATGATAATAAGGTGAACGGAAAAAGATCGGCGTGGCCGCCGGCCCGCCCGCCGCATATGCATCCCAGTTAGCCATGACGTATTCATACATATCGCTTGGGCCCGAACCGAAGTTGAGGACCTTGGGCGGCGCATCGGAATAATACTGTGTACTTGGGCCAAAGCGCATACCGAGTATCAATCCCTCTGATGTGTAATCGTATCCGCTGGCGGATACACGTGGAAAGAGCAATACCCATTCCTGCACTATACTGGGCACCTCTGGTAATTCGATGTCATCGATGCATTGTTCTCCTTTAACATCGCAGGCTTCGTCTAGAAGCCCCTCTTTGGTTGCGGCTTCCTCTTCTTCTGCGTCTTTTTTGGCGGCGGCAGTTTCCTCTTCTGAGGAAGTTAGCCCAGGTGGACATGCTGGTTCGATTATGGCTGTAATTTCACCAGTAACTGCGCTTTCGTCTTCTGTCCATTTGGTGGCTAAACTTTTTGCCAGTATTCCAATAGGTGTTAAGGGCCCGGGTAGAAACCATCGAGTTTTCCATGTCGGATCGAACATATTTGCGGCCATTTGCACGATAAGGAGGAAAAACTTTTTGGCATCGAACTCGGCTTCGGGGGGGTTGGCTGTAGGGTCCCGCTCGTCGACATATCCATAATCTCCTCTGATAGCTGCAGCCATCGCCGCTATATGGCTTTTGATCTGGTCTTTGACAGGGGACAACACATGTTTCGTCAAAGGGTAACTTTGTTCTAAATAGTGTCGATATATCAAGGTAGTGGCTACTGCTAATTCTTTGACAGATACAACGTTAGTTAAAAACGCATTCGATGGAAATAATTTATTAACTAACTTCTTTTTCAAATCAGCTAAAATCTCATCTTTAAACCTGTAAAATCCATAATCAATTGCTTTGCCATAATGATTTAAAGTTAGGTCCTTGTCCGATGAATTCGCCACGTAGCCGCCTAACAGACTCTTGATTACGTAATTATCCTTTGCGGGTTCGTGATAATCTTCTATTGGCATACAAAAATAGGCTTCATCATTATTTTTTTGCCAAATGAACATTTTGTTTTCATGGTAATGGTTGATCAACTCGGCTTTGGTGAACTGTGGAATGGTCGTGGATTGTTGTATTAAGTCGAAAAAAGTCTTATAGTCGCTCGTTTTTCCTTCTAGGGGAAATAACATATTTAATCGCATTCCTATGTCAAAAGAGAACCAGTGTGATGCTGGAGATCCAAAAATTTTACTTTGAAGTGTCCACCAGAAGCCGGCGGCCGCTTTTGCTTTTTGAAGCTCTTGTGCCTCTGGGGGCGCTGAGGTGACGAAACTGGGCTGAAGATTTACGTCATCAAGAAACGCACTTATTTCAGAATAAAAAGCTGTAGCGGGGGTGGGCTGTGTTCCGGTGGGATCTTTGGGGCCGATATTGGTGAGCCCAAATAGCGCTGGTGTACTGGCTGTGCGTTGTGGGCCCAGTTTCTGGGGAGTGAGGCCGTTTCCTGTTGGCAGTCCTGAGCTAGCAAGATTGATTGAAACAGTACCTCTGTTAGCCCAATGCCATCTTTGAGACATTGGCACACCAGACGAATACCTATTCCAATAATAATAATTGCGTTCGTCCGAGCCGAGTCCGGACCAGGACCAGACGGGCGTTCCGTCTCCCCATTCCCCGTCGCCAAAGCCATGCATATATGAAGAAACTAGACGTGTAAAGGGGCGTCTTTCTGCGTGATCCATATAAAATACTCTGGGGGCAAATAAAAGATCAAAAAACTTTCGAAAAGTGGGATCCGACGTGACGGAGCTGTTCGTCATGGCTTCGGGTATTTTGTTAACTAGACTAACTACTTTACTGTGAATGGCGGACCATTCGTTGTCGGTAAGGCTTGGCGGCTGTCCCCACTCTTGCGCTTTCACCGGCGAGTCTTCGACCAGTACAGATCTAAGCGTGTTCCAAAAGTCTTTGAATGAATGGATGTGTGATCTTATCTTTAAATATGGCTGATAAAACAAGCCACCAGACCATGGAATCTTAGCGTTCAAACTTCTAGCAGGCCATCCACCGTTTTCTATAAAATCATTAACGTTATCAAAATTAACTCCCGAGTGGTCTCCAAGAAAGCCAATTGGCCATTCAACACCACCAAAATATTTTTTGTCGGGGCCAAGATACGACATACCAACTAAACCAGCCGAAGCCTCGCCCAATTTAAAATCTTCCAAAGGAAATAAATTCGGGGACCAGTACTCAGGAACATTTAATACCGCATAATCAAATAATCGATCTTTAATTGTTCCGACACCTTCGGGGTCATCAATTGCAATAAATGATTTTTTCCAATCTGGATCTACAATTTTTTGAATGCGACTTTCAAGAATATCTCCAACTTCAACTGTGGTCTCCCTAACTAATATTTTTAAACTCTCTTCTCCAGAAAATAATGGCGCTATTGGTTCCATATTTCCGCTGGGTATCGGTAACGGTGGCGGTTTTCCGGGGGGTATTGGAAATGTTTCACCAGCCATTTGGCGCCCATTTATAACTTTTGATGAATAGTCTAATAAGTCTGCGTGCCCTGTGCCTCCTATTATTGTTTCTACGGTGGTTGTAATGTTTTCCAGTAAAAGCTTCAAGAGCGCCTCAGTTCTGAGAATTTCGCCCAATCTTACAAAACCAAACATAAAAATATTTTTTAAAAGCTCTTCAACTATGCAAACTTTTATTAATAGTTTGTACGCCCCAAATATGCTAGCAATTTGATTGGCTGTTGGTTTGTCAAAAAAGCTTACAATGCATTCTAAAAGTTGTCGTATTTTATCTGATTCTTCGAGGATGCTTTCTGGATCTAAAAGAGGTATTTTGCCGGCGCCTTCAATACACATTAATCTTGCTTCTCTATCGGTAAGCGGTATTTTGTTGAATACAGTACTTTTAAATAAGTCCTGTTTTGTTCCACCTACAAAAATGGTTTCAAATACTAAATGATTTATTGTAGGAAGGTGGTTTTGAATAACGATTTTAAAAGTTTCATTATCTGCGAGCCATTGCAGATTGAACCCGGGTACTATAGAGCTGATGCTGTCCGCAAAAATGCCTATGTTAGAGCTTTTAGCTTTGACGGGATCCAAAGTGTCGTCCACCAAATTCGGCATGCCGGACGAATCGGGTGCCGGATGTTCAAATAAAATATCGGATCCTCGAATTAAAACAGTTTTTATTTGGGATGATGTTGAAAAAACTCCTGTTTTAATATCTCCATCCACTAATTGTATCGTGTCGCCGGCATAATTATATATGAAATATAAATTTGACTGGCCACCAAGTAAACTATATTTATAAACACTATACTCCGGAGTATCTTCTATAATCGCTAAATCTTTACCAGTGGCCTCTAAAAGAGTAGCGAACAGTCTTGGAGCGACATGTGTGACCGTTGGCTCACCGTCGGCCGTTTCGTCTGGGATGGCTTTACTGGCTGCATCAAACATTCGTGCATTTATCTCGTCTTTTATGTCAGCCATTTCATCTGGAGAAAATTTCTTCCCTAACTCCTCCATTTTTTCCAGTTCCAGGTTTGTAGTAGCTACCGCTAAATTAGTAAAAAATTGTTGCATATCGGAGGTGCCCAATAAAATTTGTTTGTAACTATCTACATCTATATTAAACTTCTTATTAATCTGTTCATAAAGCTTTTTATTTGCTTTTGTGAGGGTCTCCAGGGCCACTGGCGGTGAGTGAGATTTCGATATGGGCTCTTTACCTTGTTGGGCGGGATCACAGGGCCCACAAAATGCAGGCGGTAACATACTTTCTAATTTCTCTGGGTCAAGTGTCTGCAGCATTTGTACAGCGTCATTGAGTAGCTCTTCTTTACCTTTTGCTGCTAATTTTTTAAACGCTTCTTCATCTAGTGTTTCCACAAACATGTTGACGCCTGCAGGGTCGCAAAGATTAACAAGCTTTGCCCCAAGCTCTTCATGATCTGCGATGTCCTGTTCAAGTTGGGTGGCCTCCAGATATTTTCCAACCTCATTACAAAAAGCGTGGACAGCATCATTAGAAATTTTGCCACTGGGGGGGGCAGGGCACTGGGGATCGAGTTCTGAGCCGGCTTCTGCGGCTAACGCTGCAGCTGTTGGGGAGGCGGGCGCTGGTTCACCGACCACGGTTGGTTCGTTTGGAATACCTTGAGTAACGCCGCATGCTTCTAATGTATATTTTGCTTTTTCAAATCCAGCATCGAAACTGCTGTCATCACATGGAGTAGTAAAAAGCCGCTTCCGTTCACTCGGAGTGAATTGTCTTCCTAGCGCATCGAGTCCGCATATTATATCCATTATATCTCCGCTAAGGCCAGCAAGCGTTGCTATATCTTTTATGGTTTGTTTCATTTCAAGAAAACTCTTGTCTTCAAAAAGGCTAGAATTCATTACCATGTCTGTCATGCTTTTTTCAGTAAATGGGTTTTCTGGGTTGCATATATCTTTTTGAAGGCTTCCTACAAATGAGTTTTTAGCATGATGAAGAATCAATACAACGGTAGCTAACATTAACTGCGCCTCCGCCATCGCTAACATACGTACAATGGTACCGCCAAAATCATCGTCGAGGGCTTTCATCATTTTTTCAAATCGCTTCAATAAACGATCAATTGAAGTTGTTGATTGGTCTTCTATCGATTGAGCTTTGTTTTTAGAAAGAATATCTATAATATCGCTTGTGTCCTCTTTCATACCCTCGATAAGTTCCCAAATCTGCTCTACTGGCCCATAAGATGTTAACACACACTCACAGATAGCTTCTGAGCTTTGTTCTTCGAGCCATAGAAGTAGTTCTTCTGATATGTTGTCGGCGGGGCGCCCTAAAGATGCGGCGAAGAGGGGATCCGAACAGTAGAGATTATTAACTTTTTCAAACTCTACCGCTGAAAACATTGCTTCTGCTGGTGATTTAGTAAATTTTTCTGGATATCTATTTTTTGCTTGTGAATATATATCCATTTTTCTTCCGGTTATCAGACTCTCCAGATGATCAGCGGCTAAAGATTCGCCAGATGATCTCAAACATGGAATAATTTTCGCTGTGACCTCTGAGGCGGGCATTGCTCCTAAAACAGCTTTACATATTTTTTGTTTAAGTTCGTTATCGGAAGTGCATTTAACAATTGCAGAAATAGCAATCTTAATTAACTCTAAAAGGGGTACCCGGTTAAGGAGACGGTCAAACAAAGTAGTAACTGAAAAAACTTCCGAGGTTAAAGCTTTTATAAATGTTTTGTCATCGGTGGTTGTTACTTCTGCGTTGGCCATACCAAGAAGTAATTGTCGTTGCTTGGGTGCCAGAACGACGGTTGGATCCATCTGATACAAGCCTTGTTTAAGAATATTTCCAACTGAATCTGCTACTTTTTCAAATTCTTTCATTTGTTTTAGAAAATATTCGCCCTTGGTTTCGGACGTATCGAATATTACCTGTACACCCGGGTAAACAAACGAGTCTACAAATTGGAGCCAAGACTCTTGGGCAGCAAAAAGATCTTTTTTTCTACCGCTCACCAAATATGAAAAATATTTTCTTTTAATTTCCGGCAAATAAAACAAAAGAGCATTAACAGTTTGAGAATCGAATGGGTTTGTGACTTTTAATTTTTCAATCCCTTTCTGGAAAATATACGGCTTAACACTCTCATTATCGCATAAACAATCTGGCATATCGCTATAGGCAACATATTGTAAATCATATGTAGAGCTAAACCCAAACTGCAGGGCCGCTGGCGTTTTTTCGCTTAATTTGGGTTTATTATTTAATATTAATAATTTATCTAACAGTACTTGAATTTTAGTTACTTTGCCGGCTACGCAGGCTGCATCAAAATCTACTTGTGCGTTTGGCTGTACTACCATTGTTGCCCGAGACTCTTGCATACGATAAGCAAAATGATTTAGTATTATACTCAAGTTTCTTAAATCTTTTCTTAATGTTTTTATAAGTAAAACTACAGTATGGGATGTCTCGCCCAGGTCTATACAAGGCTCAACTTTAGGGGGCAGACCGTCTACCCAGGCCTTATCAAACATTATTTTTAAAAATAAATTTTGAAACTCGGGGGGGCGCGGTTCCATGTACCAAGCCTCAGCCAGTTTTGCTAGTGGTTGTCCTTTTCCATATTCATCATAGGTTGTGCTATCTTCTGGAAGAAAGCCTATAATTTTAGCTTCTTCTTCATGTATATGGTTTACATCTTTGGCAAGATCACTAGATAATTTTCCAAGAGCCCATACTTTTGCAGAATTCAAAAAAGAGGTGTCTTCCAACAGCCCCGCGGGTCCATAAATTTGTAGCTTACCATCAATTCCAATAAATTTTTCTAAAGCTGGGTTGGTGGTAATTCTGGGATAAAATGCAGGAACAATATAATAATTTTTATCTTTCGATAAATGTGTTGTTGTTTGCAGGTGCCAGCGTATAGGTTCAGTTAATTCGGTCATATTAATTTCTCATGTTGTTTAATTTGTTTTAACGTTTCTACTATTAATGTGTGCAGGTCTTATGGGGTTTTCGAGAAACGCGTCGTTGGTACCCTCCAATAGCGCTCCCATGGCCGTGTTCATGGCCATCAGTTCAGACGCGACAGTATTGAGCACGACGCCCGCGGTCATCGTGTCCTTCGAGTAACCTGTTTCGCCCATAACAAATGCTTTTGGATTTCCATTCGCGCAGGCGCCTATAGCTTGAGCTACATGATCGGGGTGTGTGTGGAATTCTACCGCAACATTGAAGTTCATTTGAGCATTAAAAAATTTATAATACATACTTTGCAAAAATTTAATATCCTTTAAAACCTCCTGCAGGCACAATACTAGATGCGATCCGCGAACAACCGGTTGCAACGCCAGTTGGGCGGATTTGAGTACTTCCGTGTCAGCGCCGCCGTAGTTGCCGCCAATTAAATCAATAGTTGGCACAGAACGAAGTGGTTCGCCTTTTGAATTATGTGTGTCTCCGCCCGATATAATTTTAACGCCGCCGTCGCGACTAATTATTCTAATTGAATCGGCTTTTGCGACAACGGCTGATCTTTCTGTTACATTCCCTGATCCACCTTGCGCGCATTGAAATTGATTATCGACATCACACATTTGAGAAATATAAACTCGGGCCGCGTCTCGAAATGCATCTGGGTTAAGGGGCACATCTGTCACTTTTCCTTTGTTCTGGTCTACAGAGCTTAGGCCTGCCACAAGATCAATATGCGCACAAGCAAAATGGCCCAATGGTCCATGGCCACCACCCAAAGGAATATCTTTTACAGTATTTAACCGATCAACTCCTAAAGTTATGTATGAGCCGTACGGTCCCTTAATTGTTTTCTCTCCAAACTTAGGAGCTTTTCGTACTGGAAGTTTTTGAGGATTAGGTGTGTCTCCTCCAACGCCGTAATAATCTAATTGATCCTTCGTTAGGTTTGGGCTATCACAAACTGCCATCTTGGGATCTCGTTTCCCTTGTATCGCCATAATTTATCTTTTCTCCTTTACGTAGGTTGGTACGCGCACCCTAATTTTTTAAGACGATTAATCGCCCATCTTGGATAATCTTTTGTTTCATGAGAGCCCCATTTTCGAATTATTCTCACATGAAAATGGCTCTCGTGGCCGCGTTTATGATGAAGAAGCTTCATTAAACGTTTAACAAATTTAGGCTTTCCAAACAAATATTTTTTAAAAAATGGTTTAAGTGCTGGATCCATTTTTAAAATTTTTCCGGTGGCACCTGAAGAGACACCATCCGTAGCAATAAACATTGCCCTGTCCTCCAACTGTTTAAAAAACTTCTTGTCTAAAAAAATTATTTTTGCGCCATATAATTTTGATAATAGTATAAATGCCAAGGCCTTGTCAACATCAAGCTCTTCTGGTGTAATTCTCTTGGACGATGGTTTCCCAATTGGAGTCGGCGTTAAAGTCTCCATATTTAATTGTGGTAAAACTATATCGGCGTCAATCCCTTCTCTGTGCGAAGTGTAATTCTTAACTTTATCTACACCATTTGCTTGTTGGGGGGACATATCTTTAACAACCCACTTTGTCGAAGGACTAGTTTGTGCCCACATTGGTCTATCTAGACCTTTAAAAAAATCACTAAACTCTTTGGTAGCCCATGAAAATTTTCTTTTTGTTTGCGATATTTCAATATTCGTAAATTGTGATGTTTTATATTCTTTAAGCCCTAGTGGATTCATTTTACAATTCTGTTCACCCTGCACTGGCTTTGATGCAAAATCTCTTGTATTATTTTTAGTTTCACGAGAACCAACTTCACACCCTCTAGTCTGGCCAACCAATTTTGTTGATGGTGTATGATTTTTTAACTTACCTTTTATAAATATATCGCTATCTTTTAAATCATAGTTTGGCAATCTTTTTCCATAATAGGGCGCGCCCAGAGGAGCGTATGCTAAACCATCCTTGTCATATGTTACATATGAAATAATTGGAGCACTAAGTGGCTTATCCGGAGGCGGTAATGTTGGAAAATTTACGCCTTTTAATTTGCTAGGAGCGGCAAAATATTTATATGGTACGGCGCCGTGTGCTGTGTCTGTGTTTATAATCCATAAACCAACCTTCTCATGTACTTCGCCGGGCATATATTTTTCCGCGCGCTTAATGGCAGATATCTTTTGAGAACCAAATATTTTTGAGCTAGCAACTAGCTGAATTTCAAAATTTGTACCAGGGATAATATTGTCCCATGTATTATAAATTTTGTTAATTATTCCATATTCTGGTCCCCAATTTGCATCAAGAAAATCTATTCTCCGGAGGCCTCCCGTGGCTCCGTCAACTATTTTATACTGAGGGTCTAAATTTTGTATAGCATGCATTAACATTCGGCTACCGCCGGCAAAGGCTTTAATTGTAAAAAACGCTGGGTCCTTTAATTTTACTTCGTTTGGCAATGTTTGGCTCTCAAAGTCTGATTTGGCTTGTTCTAAGGCCGCTAGCCACGCCTGAATATCAGCTAATTTTTGCTCAAGGAGTTCGTCGTCGTCGCCTTTATTCGGCTCCCCTGTAATTGGATCGTAATTGGGGTACTTGGAGGCGATTTTGGAGGGCTCAGGGGCGAGCCCTTTCCAAAAACTACTGTCTTCTAGCGCACCAAAATGCTCACTCCACGATACTTGCCATTTTGCCCACATCTGTGTTAAAACTTCTAGATGAAAATTATTAAAGGTGCTTTGTGGTTTATTTGAGTTATTCCAAAGTTTTGAACTGGCGCTCATAGGATGGGGGTCGAGGTCCATTAAAACAACAATCACATTTCGGTCTTCGGCTATCATAGCTTTAAGCGCATTTTTTAATGCTGGTTGATATGTTTTTGAGGCACCATTTAGACCAGTATCACCATGAAAGTAATAAATGAGTTCATATTCTTTTAATGGGGAGGCGCCCTCCGGCTGAAGTATCGCAACAGTTTTTGATGGCCCCACCAACTCGGAACTATATAAAATTACCTTCCCGTCAAAATCTTCAAATACCTTTTTTATATTATCGGGAATAGCTTCGTCTGCAATAAGTGTATTTGTATGTTCACTTTCTGCGCAGGTTTTTTCTTTTGTTATCGCCACGGGCACAGTCGGGCCGCGCCATGCTATGGCCCCCAATAGATCATTCTGTTGCCAGTTCTTATATATAATGTTGTGGAAAGGGTTCTTCAGTCTAGAGTGTGATCCGTTAAAAGATGTAACGGCACTATGGCCGTTGCAATGGAGTTGTTGAAGAAGGCATCGTATAGATTTACTGGGGAATGTCGGGTCTGACGGGACTGGGGGGCCGGCCATGGGATAGATATCCTTCCACCACCAGAACCGGTCCTCCAAGAAAATGCTAGATAGAAGTTTATTCTCATAAAAATATTTTAGTTTATGCACTCCGAGGGCAAAATCCGGATTTGGCCCTGTTTCAAGAGCATTAGTAGCTCCCAAAAAAGATCCGAATGACCAACGAGGCAAATCAGCGCCTTGTCCTTTTACTGCTAGATGTATTTCTATTTGAGGTGGGTCTTCTGGATCGACACTTTTTACAATTTGAAATAAATCATTATCATGATACCAATTAGGCACCCATTTCGGTTGTCCGCCAAATGGATTATTTTCTAAAACATTTATACCACTATAATCTGAGTGAATTAGTACTATTCTTGATGGCTTTGGGCTAGTAAGTTGGTCGATGCGCGCCAAATTAGAAATGGCGGTACCTCCTTTTTTATTTGCAATCAATGTTAAATATTTAATATTTGTTGGATCTGTGACGCCAAAGTGCTTATTTAAAAGATCGATCACTTCTTGATAAAGCTTTGGCCAATTTCCAGATATTTTTTGGTTAGGGTCTTGGTCCGGGTAGGCGCCGATGGTACCAACGGGTGTTTGATCTTTAGGCAATGGCTGATATGAAATAGGGGTTCTGATTAGGCTATAGTCGGTTCCGCCGCCGGCGGCGGCGTCGCCAAACTGACCAAAAGTATATCCGTCGTAGCCCCACGCAGCCCATTGCCGGTTTTGGTAACTCAAGGCTTTTGGTGAGCCAGTGCTTTTATACTTACTAGGAAGTTCATCTGTTCGTAACCTAAAAAGACCAGTAATCGGGTCAGACCCTTGTTTAGACCATAACATTTCAGGAATAACTAAAACAAAGTTGCGGCGCTCGCCAGTGAGTTCGTCTTTCTTGGGCATATCTTTTATGGCTCTCCAAAGGTCAACCCACTCTTTTCTTTCGTTTGCGAAGCCAAGACTATCATGAAACCAATATATTATTTCGAGCGGACCTTTGGGGTCGGTGGCCATGGGCATATATATAATAGTAGAACGTCCAGGTTTGCGTTCTGACGGCGCCACTTTTTTTCCTTCGTCTGACAACATATCAACATCATCATCGGGGCCATTGTTTTCACAAATTCCTGCCCAAATTAATCCTTCATATAAATCTTCTTTATGAAAGTTTCGAAATAAGTTTGCAACCCATGTTTTGTATTTTTCTGGCTCTAGCGGTGTAATAACTTTATTTTCAGATATTCCCATCCCAGAAACGACAGGGCAGCCGCCAGTACTTAATTTAGGTAAATTCTTTCTTCTTCCAATCACGTCTCCTATGGCGCCGGCGTTAGAATAAACTTTTGTACATTCTTCTAGAAGCTTTCCGTAGTCTGCCGCGGGGCTGTGCGGATAATCTTTTTTCCACTTTGCCATCCCGGCTTCATCAAGAGGGCCCTTATAAAAAAGATCTGTTAGCGCTCCAGTGTTGCCTATTTGTACCCATACAAGATCTCCAGGCACAACTCCTTTTAATTGGGCATCTGCGTCTGCTGCCTGAACGGTGGGATAACAATCAATAATAAGCTGATCTTGTTTAGATGGATTTTGTATATTATTTGGGACCGGCAGCATAAAATGAAGCTCTGGTATACGAATCTTATATGTTGTAAGCCTATATTTATTGGCGTGGCCCATAGTAAACGTTGAGTCCAAAACCGTATCCAGGGCGGTTTTATGGCCGTCTATAAAAGGATTATCTATTCGTAGCATTATGCCAGGGAGGTCGCCCGTCTTTGCAAAATTATCTGGCGTATATGCTGCTTTCATTATGGATCGCATATTGGCCTCCGGATCCCCCCACAAATGGCCCGGGCGTGGAGATGTGCCTATGTTTGAGCCAAGAGAACCAAAACTGCCGGGGGCCAGATTGAAGGCAGCGGCAGCATTTACTGGATTGGTAATTAATTGGCTTTTTTCCTTGTCCGGCAACGAGTCGGCGTCGGAGAGGCTGCCATCGTGTGAGAAGGCATCAGGTGATCGTTCTGCCATGAATTACTTTTCTCCCTGAATTAAATCAAAAAGCTCTTGTTTATCATTTTCATCTAGTGCAACACTGCTGCCCTGTTTTTTACTTAATAGCGCAGTAATTTTAACTAGCTGTTCGTTTGATCGTTGAAGAGTTTCAACATATTTAGAAGCGATTAGGCCTAGTTGTTTGTGTGTTTCAAGGTCTCCAGCTTTTTTCATTTCTATTAACAACTCAGTTAAAAGAGTGGAAGTTACTGCACGATCATCTCTTATGTTGGTAAGTGATTCTTTGATGTATTCATCAACATTTTTTATTCTTCTTTGTCCCATATAATTTTAAAATCCCTGTATCGGGCTCTAATCCTGTTTAAGCTGCTAACAACTTGTTTAGTGTTTAGGCCCGTAATTTCCCTTATATATAAATAAATAGCTTTTTTATTAAAAATTTCTATATTTTCGGACTCTTCAAATAAAATCTTAACGGCTTGAATAACTTTTTTTTCATTACTGCGGACGGGTAATTTTTCCCAATCTTCTATTTGTTTTTTAAAAGCAGTCCAAAATTCATTTTTTATACTATCTGAAATAAATGTATTATAGACCACTAAAGGATGCTGGCCGCCTAGTTGATGTTTCGATGTTGCGCAAAAATCTTCAATTACTACTTCTCGTCTGGATTTTTGTACATTCTTTTTAACTTTGTGAATAAACCAATTCTTTGTTATGACGCTAAAATAAGAAAAGGCTTTAGAACCACGATCTGGATCATATTTATTTAATACAGTTATTAGCCAATTTTTACAATCTTCTCTGAGATAATCGCAGTTGGGGAGATTAGTAAATTTATAAGTGTATACAATTTTATCTACTAATTCGCTAAATGCTGGGCCGATATATGTGTTGTATAGTTCGTTTCTTTCTTTTGAGTCAGTGGTCAAGCAATAGTCTATAATGGCTTGTTCGTGAACTTTGGTAAAGTAGTGATTTTTTTTCCTGGCCATACATTATTCTTCCTCCTCGTGCTCATCGTCTTCTTCTAAATCATAATTTACATCATAAATGGCACGAAAGTCTTTAGATGTTTCAGTTATGGTCTTGGAGTGTTTCATTAAATTTTCTAATGTTGTATCGCCATAAAATCTTTCCAAATTATATACGGCCTCTACGTGCTCTGAATATTCTTCTAAAAGAATGAAGAGGTTTTCTAACTCTTCAGAAATATTAAGAAATTTCTTTATTAGCTTAACAACATACCATATTAAAAATCCACTAATTAAAATGGAGACTCCTAGTAGTATTTCAATCATTTTTTTTCCTCAACGTGTCTTTTTGTCGACTTAGATCTTCTTTGGCTTCTTCTATAAAGTTTTTAACATAGTTGCCAACCTTTTGTTTTTGTTCTGGTTTTCTTTTAATATTAGAAAACATGGATGGCCTCCTAGATAAAGAGCTAGATATTTCGCACACATCGCAATCTTCCATTGTTTCAGTCATTGAGTGACTAACTGTTAATTCGCTTCCACAGTTATCACAACTATAAATATAGATGGGCATTATGGTTTTGAAGATTCTTCTGGGGTTTCAAGATCTAAGCTTTCTTGAAAGTTTTTTTGAGTTTCTTCATTAAACTTAACAATTGGCGGGTTCATTACGGCTAGCCCTTGATCTGAAAGTTTAAATTTAAATCCTTTTAATACTGGAACAATATCACTTTGTTCCATTAAGCTTTTTTGCAGGGCCATCATAACGGCTCCTACTGCTTGGTCTGACATATTCATTTCTTGTGGCATATTAATCTCCTTTTTGTTATGCATTGAATTTATTATCTTGTAGCCATTTTGAAACCCAAGTTTTTAATTCTACTTTGGGTTTCCAATTCAGCAACTCTCTTGTTTTAGATATATCTGCTAAGGTAGTCCAGGCTTCGCCCGGGCGCTGGGGAATATATTTCACGTCTTCTTTAAACATGGTGGCCAACTCATTAATAGAGTGGTTTGTGCTTGTACCTAAATTAAACACCTCCCCTTTCCAGACGCCCTCTGACATCGCGATTAAGGCATTGCATATGTCTTCAACGTTTGTAAAATCTCTACGTTGTTCCCCCGTTCCAGTTATTGTTAGTGGTTTATCAAGAAACATTTGCTCTTCAAAGATACCAATGACTGTGGCATATGGCCCAGATCGTAAATGGCGTGGTCCATAAACATTAAAAAACCTTGCAATTGTTGTACTCACCCCATATACTTCAGAATAAAGTTTACATATTTCTTCTCCTTGCCACTTTGAGAAAGCATAAGGATTCAAATAAACACCACCATAAAAAGAACTAGAACCTGCGTAAATTACTTTTATATTATTTTTTCTAGCGTATTCACAAACTAATGATGTTCCTCTTGCATTAACATCTAAAGTTTCATTTGGTCTTTCAAAGCTTGGTTGAATTCTCGCTAAGGCAGCTAAATGGAATACAATATCAACATTTTTAAGTATCTCAAGGGATTCTGGGTTTTCAAAGACGTGCCTAATATCTTGAAAAATATATCTCGCTTTATTATTACAATTTTCTTTTTTGCCAGTCTCTAAGTTATCAATTACAATAACATTGTTGTCTGGGTTTGCTACAAGTATATCAACCAAATTGCTTCCTATAAATCCACAGCCTCCTGTAACTAAAATATTTACCATTTTATTTTTCCTCCCAATATTGAATCATTTCATCCAACATGCTTTCAAATGTATACTCTGGCTTCCAACCCAACGTCTCTATAAACCTAGTTGGATCTCCCTTCAGATATTCTAGTTCTTCTGGTCTCATATATATTGGGTTTTGTACAACATAGTCTTTATAGTCCATGCCTAGGCTATTAAATACATATTCACATAATTCTCTAACAGAGTGGGTTTCTCCGGTGGCTACAATAAAATCATCTGGTTTTTTATAATTGAGGATCATGTGCATGGCTCGTACATAATCTTTTGAATGCCCCCAGTCACGACAAGAATTTAAATTTCCAAGTTCTAATTTGTTTTTCAATCCTTTTTTTATTTCTACTGCAGTTTTAACAACTTTGTTTGTGACAAAATTTGAACCTCGTCTCGGAGATTCATGGTTAAATAATATTCCGTTACATGCGTGCAAATTATAAGCGTTTCTATAGTGTCTAACCAGATTATGTGCTAAAAGTTTGGCGCAACCATATGGGCTTACTGGGTTCATGGGGGTTGTTAATCTTTGGCTACCATCTTCATCGACAGAATTACCAAACATCTCAGAAGAACTAGCTTGATAAAACTTTGCTTCAGGGACGAGTGATTTGTAAATTTCTAAAAGGTTGAGAACACCCATCGCATTCGTTTGAATGGTAAAAGATGGCACATCAAAACTAATGCGAACATGACTCATCGCAGCTAAATTATAAATTTCCGTCGGCTTTACTTCGCCTATAACTCTGGTTAAAGAAGGAACATCTAACATATCAGCATAAAAAGTATTAACTTTATCATTAATGTGCCCAAGCCTGCTATCTTGGTTTTCCGCAACTGAGCTTCTTCTAATAAGCCCATAAACTTCATACCCTAGGGACAAAAGATATTCAGATAAATAACTGCCATCTTGCCCTGATATACCCGTAATTAATGCTCTTTTTGACAATTTAAAAACCTCCTTTTATGTTCCTTATATTCTTATCCAGTTTTCTGGTATTAAATCAGCAGTTTCTTTATAGTTACATGAAACTCTTTTGGGGCCAAACCAACTCCATGGTGCAATAACTTTCTTATCTTTGTTTTCATTTAGATACGCGGCCCACCATGAAAATGTAGAATTAGAAATTATATTATTTTTTACTTTGGACATCAAATAAAGATCGCAAACATCTTCTTCACCTTCAATAAAGTGAATCTTTTCTTTTGGTATAAAGTTTAAAGCTGTTTTGCACCACTCAATATCATCACTAAAAACTACAATTTCTTGATTATCTCCTAGTATTTTAAGCGCTTGCTTATAATATTCAACACCAAGTATCTCATAAATGCCGACTAAAGATAAATAATCTCCTCTTCTAATGTGTATTGACGTGGTATCGGCCTTAAGAATGTGCTTATATTTTTTATCCATTTCTTCTATCATATACTCTGGTAATTTAAAGCTATTAATAATCAAATCTCTACAAAAATCAAAATATTTATATGACTGAAAGTGGCCACGCAATATCATACCATCTATAAAAGGAATTTCATGATAAATCGTGCTAGTATAGGGCGGCTCTTGAAATTCATAAGTAAAAATGTTGTGATCTCCGCTTCTATTTAAAGAATGAAATATTGTTTTCAAATAATAACTTAAAGTAGTGCGGCCACAAGGTGAAGGAAAATTTAAATAAGGAAATACAGCGAATGTTCCATTTTTATATGCCAATCCTAATGTTGCCGCAATACGAAACATATGATTGCCTAGGCGGCCGCCTCCGTGGCAAGTAATCATTTTATTCTTCTATCTCGTGAGTCTTCATAAAACTAACGTCTCCACTTTACATTACAGCTCGTACACCACTTATTAGATTGGGGAGTCTGCCAATCGCTACCATAAATGCCTTCAAGTAAATATTTAGAATCTGTTGGAATGTTGTATGGCTCCCCGTCTAAAGTTAACACCTCAAGGTTATCTAAATATCTTTTGTCCAAAAGGATCGTGGGGAGATAATACATATATTGATTTTCTGAGTACTCAGAAAAAAGACATATATCAATACTCATTTCATTGCGACCAAGCGTTATTGAATGGTTGTGGCCGTTTGTTTTTTCTCCGGCGAATTCTTTTCTTCGAACGTCTGTTCCATGATTAGAAATTCTTACCAACTCAAAATTTAAATCAATTAATTCTGACATTACTTCATCTGTAAATTTCTCTTTATCTTTCAATAAAATGCCTACATCATCATCGCGATCATTTATTATTAAATCACCATCTCTGACGGCGCCAAGCAGTGTACCATACATTAAAAACATTTTGATATCATGTCTTTTAAAAACCTTATTTAAAATTGATAAATTTTCTTTTCGTAATTTTGTGGATCGCAACCTTCCTTGGTTGTATGCTCTTTCATATTTAGTGCCAAACCATTTTCCTGTGCTCTCTCTATCATATAACGAACTCATCCTATATTCTCCTTATTGTATTTGAAAACACTTAACTTTGTTATGATTTAACTTTTTCATAATGGCTAGCCTATGGACACCATCTAAAATAACATTGGTTGAGCTTATTATGGGGGCGCTTTCCCTTCCGTCAACGCGCCTATAGTCAAAATTAAAATTGTTAATTAATTTATCGAAGCTCTCCGGGAAATGATCTTCGCACAGCTTTGTCCCAAAGTTGTTATAAAAATATTTTATATATTCTTCTTTCTTCCCACAAACATACTTAAAATGAGGCGTGCTTTCAATTGGTATCGGGCCGACGTCTATTATGTTTGCTCGTAATTCATTTATATTTTTTTCTACTATTTCAGGAAGAACATAGTCTATGTGATAGGGAAAGTAATAATCCTTTTCTTCATTTCTTTTGTAAAAATTTAAACTACGTAATCCTAAAACATTTAAAATATGCTCCGTTTGCCCTTCGTGATCCGACCCATGGATACAATGATCGTGCGAAACGCCTGGGTTTAATGGGGCCAACGTGCGGTTGGGAGTCCATTTTGGATTAAACATGTTCCTAATGGCTATTTTTAAATTAATAACATTAGTGCACTCTAGGTGTTCAAACTCTCCTTTTCCTTTGACTATCTCTTTGGGGTTTTTGTTTTTAACTAAAATAAAAATTATTTCTTGCTTGCTTTTTAATAAATATTGTGTTTTGGCGACAAGATGCTCCCATGGATAGGGGTCACAATCGTATATTTTTTTAATAAATGTGCCCATATCACCAGTATGAAATCTTTTCATTGTAATGATATCGAAATTAGGATCTTCTCTTATCATTTCTACTATTTGAGGGGAAAAAGGTATACCATTCCCCCAAATTATAAAATTATCATATCTTGTAGTAGAATTAAATTTAAGCACGTCTAGAGAGCGCTCTGATATATTGGTATATTGTTTTACAGTTTTAATGAAGTTCGGGTATTCTTTTAAATGTTTCTTTACATAAAGTAGGTGCTTTGTTTTTTCTGGCTTTTCCTTCCATTCAAAAAATCTTATAATAATATCATCCAAATCACATGGAAGCAGTATTTCTATATCGCTATATTTAATTGTTTTTTTATTATGTAATATGTACAAAAAATAATGTGGGTTAGTATAAAATTTTTGATACGGAAAAGAATCATATACATCGAACCTTAAATTTAATCTATTTGCGTCCGGGGGGAAAATATCAACGTGAGTGTTATATTTTTTTTTGGTAACATGTACACGAAATTCACTTCCTATTTGCTTTGATAAATTAACTTTTAGCTTTTTAATAAAGCTTTCTCGATTACTACAAAAAATGTCAACATCGTTAAAATCATAATAGTTTGGAAAATAATCTGATTTCTTGATCACGACATAATTTTCAATACCTTCCAGTGCTCCGGGGATGTCAATTATGTTCGAATAATTATTCATTTTCTGGTTCCACGTTTTTTATCCTAGAAATTATTTCAGTTGTAGATATCCCCTTGGTAGAGGGGAGATATTTCATTATATTCAACTTCATAGGAATTGCATGTTGCTGTTTGACTGCGGGCGATAAATTGTCACCATGCGCTACAATGTCTATTTTATTTTTTTCTATGAACTCCATAGAAATATTCAATGGCGCGTTCTCTATAACTTCATCGACATATTTACAACTTTTTATAATTTCATATCTATCTTTTTCATTTATTATTGGTGTTCTTTTGTAACTCCCAATATCTTTATCTGAATGTACGCCTACAATAAGGTAGTCTCCTAATCTCTTGGCACGACATATTAAATTCAAATGTCCAACATGAAATAAATCGGCTGCCATGTCAATATATACACGAATCATTTAGAGCCTCTAATATGAAATCATATTTATCATTGAATTTAACGCTCATTGTCGATATTCTAAAGCTGTTTTTAATATTCTCTATTCCATTATATATTATTATATTCCTTTTTTTTAAAAAATGTTTTAGTTCTTCGTAGTTTTTATTAGGATGAACAAATCCTATAATCGAATTGGAGGGTCTTTCATTTATACATTTAATATCGCTTTTCTGTAAATCACTAATCAATTGGTCGCGGCGCCTGTTCATTTCATTTTCAGTTAATGTGCTCATCTTTAGAGCGCAATTAAGTGCGGCGACTGATTGCACCGGTGGCGTAAATGGTAAATCTTTTTTATTTCTATAGTTACCGAGGTTTAAATAATAGCTTTTTTTGAAAACTTCCAGCCTTTTTCTCCAAATTACAATTCCTAAACCCGGCGTTGACTGCAAGCACTTGTTTGAACAAAACGATATTGCATCAATATTGCTCAAATATTTTGTATAGTTAGTTGCGCCAAAAGCGGATGTTGCATCAATGTACAATCTACTTTTAGGAAAAACTTTTGTTACTGCATCTAAAGAAAACTTTTCCCCTGTTGTGGTTTCATTTTCAACAAAGTATAGATTAGAAGAAAACCAAGTATTATAATTTATCTTTAATATATCACTCTCTGTTTTGGGAAAATATTTTTTTGTTTCAATATTATACAGTGACATCATTTCTGCGGCTCTTTTTCCATACTCTCCTGCTATTATAATATTTGTTTTAGATAAAAGAGAAGAAATTAAAGCTTCCATCGCTGCGGTGCCAGAACCCCCAAAGATAGAAACATTCCAACTATCAAAAGAAGCATCTAGGCTAAACCGACGAAGCAAATTAATTTTAGTCTCTACCAACAAGTCTAAAAACTCTTCAGTTCTGTGACATGTATCTGAATATTTAGTTTGAATATTTTTTACACTATCTAAAGTGTTGGTGGGTCCAGGATTTAACAAAATATTATCCATTTATAAACTCTTTAAACTGTTTTATGTTGGTTTTACATTCTAGAGCAACGCGTGGCGATTTGCCATCATTGGAGATCTGTAATATTTTAGCTACGCCGGGGTAATTTTCCTCTAAGTTGGCGCAATTATATTCCCCGACTGATTCGTGACAATTATTATCAAGAACATAAACATATAAATTGCTTAAATTTTCATCTCTTATTGTATGCGTGATCCCCAAGTGCATAAGCAGTGATCCGTCACCAACAAAAGCAATGACGTCTTTTGTTGTATTTTTTGCTATCCCCAAAGCAATCGCAGGAGATAAACCCATACTACCTTGCATGTACAAAATATTTTTATTGCCCGGGTATAGATTATATATCGCCCTAGAAAGAAAGCCGGTGTTTGTCACATAAACTGACTGCTCCCCGTGTTTACCGAAAACATATTCTATAGCCTCTTTTCTACTTAACATTATTTTCACCTTTTACCAGAATATAATTTTTATATCCAATTAAATTTAAAAGCTTTTCGTCGGTCTCGCCCATAACCTTGTGTTGAGGCAACGTGTGTCTGTGGCCTATAACTAATAAAGGCCTTACATCAAAAGGAATACACAAACTTGTTAAAGGATTAATAGCGTTTCCCAAACCAGAATTTTGAAGATATACGCATGTTTTTTTACCTGCTAGTTCGGCGCCAAAAGCAATTGCTAATGCTTGCGACTCATGAGTGGCTATTATATTATCAAACTCTGATGAGATTATTTTATTCTGGAATGTTTTAAGGACGCTATCTGGGACACCAGTAAAAAAATTATAGCCCTCTTCTATTAGTGTGTCAAAAAGCTCATGAACCATATTTTTCTTGGTTCTCTTTCATTTCATCCACCGCTATGAGGTCAAAAATGGCTGTCATTGGCACTACAAAATCATTGCCCGCAGAAAGAGTTTCAGACTCAATAACACTTTGAAACATCTTCTGTAAAACCTTAACGGTTGCCCTGACAGAATAATTTGCGTATATGGCCAAACTTACGCCGCAATTTCTCATTTGATTAACTGTCATTTGATTATATGTTGTTGGTACAATAACCAGGGGAGTTGTTAAGTTCTCTTTATGATATCTATCACAAAATTTCATTACTTCATCTGGTGTTTTATTTTTGTTGTGAATCAAAAAGCCGTCGCAGCCGGCCTCTGTATAAGCTTTTGCTCTTTCAATGGCAACATCAATTCCCCTGCCCTGAATTAAAGCTTCGGTTCTTGCAACAACCGCAAAACCATCTTTATTATTTTTTTCAAGGGCGGCCTTAATTTTACCTACTGTTGTCGGGGTTTTCTCAAGTTCTTTTTTCATTCCATAAAACGAACATCTCTTGGGAGAGGGGTTGTCTTCAATACAAACTCCCCAGGCGCCGGCTTTAGAATATTCTCTAACCATTCTTATTGTATTAATCGCGCTTGGGCCGCCCTCGTCGGCGTCTACTAGTATTGGAATATTGATTCTATCGGCAATTTTGCTAATCGCGTCGGCATAATCAGCAGCATTTAATATCGAGGCATCAGGAAATCTATTCCATGCGTGCATCTCGAAACTAGAGAGCCATACGCCATCAAAACCCGCGTTCTCAGCTAATTTAGCTATCATGGCGTTGCTAGCGCCGCACACTAAGTTTACCTCTTCTTTATTATTTAATAAGTCTTTAATTGTTTTTAACATAATTCTCCTTATTTATGACAAATATTTTCATATATTCCCAAAATTATATAAATTTTTATTGTTTTCATTCTTCTTTCCTATAAATGTTAAACCTATCTTTATTATAGAAACCACAACTTGTCTCCCAGCCTGGAAATTCTTCTTTAGTATATAAAAGATGATTTAAATCATGTGAAACTCTAGGTAAGTCTCCAATAAAAACTGGGCCTTTTGAAACTCTACAAATTTCTTTTATCGTTTTTTTTGCGTATTCTTTACTTGGAAAATATTGAAAAACACTATACGAAAACACACAATCAAAAACATTGTTGTCAAAAGGCAATTTGTTAGCATCCGCTATAAAAACATTATTTCCCAAAAGAAACTTATGTTTTTCAATTAATGTTTCTGAATAATCAATGCCAGTATAATCACAATTAAAAAATTGTGCCAACATTCCGGCGCCACAGCCAACCTCTAAAACACTACAATTGGTGTCTACACCTAAAGCATGCTGGATTTTCTCAGCAACAAAAGCAGCGTTAATATTTGTATTCTCGTACCCGTCTAATACTAGTAAATCATCTGTAGTGGCTTTGCCCTTGTCGATCCAAATTTTTTTCCAATTAAGTTTCACTTTTGTACTCCTTTATCCATGGATTAATCCACGAAAATCTATTAATTAATTTTCGTTTTAAACCCATATCGACGTTTTCACATATTTCTAATTTTTGCGCTGGGGCGTCATATAAAAACATTATAAACTGATTTTGAGGCTTGTGGTACGAAACTTGTAAGAACTTGCTTGGATATTCTTTGTCATCCCACTCTATGGCTTTGATAGCACATGCAGTGGTAGAACAAGACTTATCAATTACTGACCTCCCGTCTTCCATAAAAAACACGCGCTCTCTATTTTGCTGACTAAAAATATTTTCAATATCTTCTATCTTATCGTAACCAACGCCAACTTTATCAGCAAAAAGTGTATATAAATCTCTTATTGAAATTAATTTTTTGTTTATTTTTTTATCTTCGGTGTTATCTTTAACAAGTGCCCAGGTTAGCCATGCGTGTGGCGGCGTACAATACGGATCAATTAGCCTATAATTTCCATGGTCTGCGAAGAAAACAAATAATGAATCTGGCTCATTAAAGTCCCATGCATCTATTAAATCAAATATTTTTTGATTTGCTTCTTCTATGTTAAGTTTTTTTCCAATAGCTGTATGTAAATGATGATACTTTATAAAATAAAATTTATTTTTGGTGGGCGCCTCTTCTTGCATCTGTTTTATAAAATTAAATTCTTTATTGTTGAATTCATTAGATTTCTCATCGGTACCGAACATTAAATCAACAATGCGTTTTTCGCTCCAAGCGCCGGCTTTTTCAACTTCGCCCTCCGAACAAGTTGTAGATGTTTGTTTTATTCTAGGATCTCCATAGAGTAGTTGGTATGCATATGTATTATTATGATAATGTACATCCCAGTCCTTTTTAAGCATCTCGTTCATAATAACATCATTATACCATGGTTGTTTATTTTCTATTACTGACTCTTTAGTAATGGACCGCCACCCCAAACCATGGTCAATTATGTCTGATGTTAATTTGCCGGTAAAAAGCGGCGCCAAAGAAGATAACGTCCAACTGTTAGATACTTGACTCAGAAATGTAGCATTTTTTTTCTTTGCGACCGAGGAGATTACGGGCATTGGAAAATGGGCCGCGTCGCAAAGGATGCAATAAATTTTCATTGTACATATCCTCTTTGTTTAATAAATGTTGAACATTTAACGGCCATAGAAGATCTCTCTTCAGCTTCCGGCGTGCCTGACCGCGGTTTTGAAGGGTTCCCATAAAACGTGTGCATATATAATGCTTCATCTATAAAACTAACAGCAGAATAATCACCATCTCTTTTCCAAAGTTTATATAAAATAGGTAACGTCATCGCATGATCTGTAGCTATTTGGAACCATTCTCCACTCCAATCTAAAAAATTATTAATAGAAACATTTTGGAGTGCCTTAGCTTTAAAAGTAGACATGTGGCTTGTAATCCAAGGCTCCGCGTAAGGATTCCAATTATTATTAGGGATTGGCATACTACATCCGATTTCGCCATGGGTTAATATATATCTGCTATAAATATACTCTAGCTTATCATCTTTTTCATATGCTTTATATACTGTTTCTAGTGCTGTGTTTCTTGCTAGCCAATCATCGCTATCAACAATACAAATAATATCTTCAGGATCTTTATTTATGGCATTTTCATAAATATTTTTTAGTCTATACTTTCTTTCCTTGTTGATTTTTATTTCAATGCCCTTTGTGTTTTGATATTTTTCTAAGTATAAAACAGTATCATCATCGCTTATATCGTCTACAACAATGTGAGATTTAGGTTTCATTGTTTGGTTTAAAACACTCTCTACACAATTAACAACAAACCTATCTGCATTTCTACCCGTAGAAATTACATATACATTACTCATTTATACATTCCTTAATTATTTTTTCCCAATAAGATATTTTCATTTTCGAAAGATCGTATACCTTGGCTGACAATTCTTCATATTTCTCGTTTAAATAATTATAACTTATGTCTTCCCAACTTTTAATAAATAAAATAGGAAGATCTTTGAATTCGTTCAAAACTGTACTCTCTTTAACTATTGGGATTGTTCGCAAATAAAGTGCTTCCCATGTTCTGTGGCAATCGCCACCGTTTCCTCGTGGAGAAAAAACAAACTTATGCTCGGCCATATCTCTATAAAACTTTTTCCAATGCACTTTTTCATCATAAGTGATCCAACTTTTATCTTTATATGTATCTAAAATCTTTTGTCTTTCTGTTGGATATGTAGCTGGGTTTATGTTAAGGTATATTAATTTATCATGCTTAAGCTTTTGTTTGGATAGTGTGCTAATATAACTTGCCTTTTCGATTGCATTTGGCCAGCCGGGAGACGAATATTTTCCCAGCTTACTAGCGCGGTTAACCCTGAGAAACATGCTTTCTAAACCTATAGGAAGCGAGATTATTCTTTCATCTTCAACGTCTTTGTTTAGCGCAAACCATTTTTTAACGCCTTTAGGTTTTTTAAGGAAGCGAGCTTTGTCAATATGATAATCACTATTATGAGTAACATAGATCGATTGTTCTGTTCCAGAATAGTCATCTAAAAAGTCAGTTTTACAAAAAGTAACATTTAACTTCTCACATATATCAATAAACTTATTCCCAGTGATATATTCTTGGATATTAATGTTGTGTTCTAAAAAATTTTCCATACTATAATAGCTTAATAAATTTGTTTCTATATTCTTGAAAGTATTTAATTTCATCTGTCGTAAACACCAATGACATTATTATTTTAATGTCCTTCCAAAGTTCATCTTCGTAGGGATTTCTATGCAAATGTACATCTATTATGCGACTACTTATATACTGCATGAATGTTTGCTTCCAAGCGGTGCGATCAATTCTTCCATTCCTCAATCCATACTGATTGGCGCCCCTTACAATTAATTGACATTTATCAGGGTAATATTGGCTTTTAAAAACATTTTTAGTTATAATCGATTCGTCCAGATTCCAGGCTTCGTCCACTTCTTTTTCTCGCTGAGATCCATAACGATAATCATCGCGAACCGAAGTCTTAAGAAGGCTTTTATCCAGGCACTTTTTAAGATTTTCTCGAAAGCTTTCATTTGATATGCCGATAACCTCTTTCCAAAGTTTAGCCTTCATCCCAATATAACCAATTTTGAGCCGTGTATAGTTTGTTTCGTCTAGATCAAAAATATGAATATCTTTCGAAAAATCTTGTTGGTTAAACCATGGCTTGGAAATAACAAATTTATCTATATCATCTGTTATAATGTAATCATCATCTTTAAAAAGAGGATCCGCGGCGGCAAAAAGTCTAGAAACTTGTGCTACATTGCATGTTTTATACCCATCAATATGTTCAAAACGCTTAAGAATCCCTTCTGCTTTTTCAGTGGCACTTGAAACTAATTCCATCAATTCATTAGAAATGTTTTTATTAACTGTTATAACGTATGGTTGATAGCCTATTTTTTTCCAAAATGTACACCATATTGGCACAAAAAATAAATATTCTGGGTTTTCGTTGACTGAGGATATTGAATACTTTTTCATTTATCTATAATATCATATATTTCTATTATTTTAAATTGTTCTACAACATCAATTCCTTTTTTGCCACACTGAAAATTCATATGAAACATATCTAAAGCAGATTTAGTAAAATATCTTTTATCTTGCTGAGACGTAAAACAGTCAAGGGATTCTAGTTTCCTATCGTAAAAATTGCCAATATTAATAAACAAATTTGGCTGCCATGAATTAAGAGTGCTTGGCGTGCGATATTCTATTATTGATATGGGCGAGTGCCTTGCCAGGGCCGCGGCGAGGCCGTTTACAAATCTGTGTTCAAACATGGAGTCGTCTTTTGTTGGTATAAGTATACAATCATAGTTGCCTTCTTTAATAAATTTATTTTCTATGTAATTAACCCAGCCGGGATCTCTATCTTTATCTTCAAACAGGCTACAATTTGAAAAATATATTGTGGCATTAGAGGCGTTGGCAGTTTCCCATGCCCGTTTAACCTCGACGAGTCTATTGTCATCTACAGTGTTTAGGCATTTTGTGCCCCCCTTTGTCATGCAGAGTACGGAAAAGGACGTTTCATGGCATTTTATTATAGTGCCAAGCATACTATATTCAACATCATCTGGGTGAGGTGACAAACATAGCACTTTTTTGTAGTCTAAAAATTTCATTGTACGTTGTAGATAACAGAGTAATAATTTTTTAATATTGGCTTATGTATAGATAACTTAATGTCTGTAAACATCGAAGTATCTAAATAGGCTCCATAATTTGAGTCAACGGCGCCCTGGCCACATATATATTCGCACGCATTAACTGCTTTGCAAATATCTAATATTCTTTGAGTTTGTGTTGTATTAATACCCAATTCGCTACTCATAATCATCTTTGTTTTTATATTTAACTTTTTACGGCCCCACATAATAGAATCTAAATTGATATCAATCAATTTTTTTTTATTATAAATGTTCGACATGTTTACTTTAAAATTTTGTTGTATTTTTTTTACTATTTTTTTTCTCCACGAACCGTCTACAGCTTGAACATCTTTAATCAATTTTTTGTTAGCACGTGGTTCTACTTGAATAGTGAAAAATTCTTCTACCCCGTTTGTATTTAAAAATTTATTACGATTCTGCCAACCTCCTTTTGTGTACTGTACATCATCTAATATTACAAACAAATCAGCTAATTGCATTTTTTGAAAAAAGCCCATATATGGAAAATGTTCCGGCTGATGAATAGCTATTTTCATTACTTCAATGCTTCCTTTATCTTTGTGACAATAAATTTAATTTCGTCTTCTTTTAATTCAACATACATTGGTAAAGATATATGTCGCTGTAGTATATCATTAGTAACAGAAAAATCTTGGCATGATGATATATATTTCTTAAATACTTCTTGTTTATGACAGGGCGGCGAATATGCATCGCCTGTTTGTATCCCAGATTCTAATAGTTTAGATACGAAAATTGATCTATTGACAGTGCTTTCTAAAACAAAATAGATATTCCAATAACAATTAAATATATTATTATAAGTGGGAAGCATTTTTATTTTTTTCACATCAGCCAATAGCCTACTATATGTAGAGGCAATTCTATTTCGATTTTCTATAAATGAATTCAATTCATCCATCTGTGTTAATCCTATACACGCATTAACCTCCGTCATCCTATAATTTGATGAACTATAGTAAAAATTTTGCCCGTCACCGCCGTGGTTTCTGTATAGTCTGCATAAATCTGCTAACTCTTTAGAGTCGGTGGTTATCATGCCTCCTTCACCAGTAGTCATAATTTTTGTCGGATAAAACGAAAAACAACCTGCAATTCCTAGCGAGCCGGCTTTTTGATTATCAATGCTTGACCCAATCGCATGAGCAGAATCTTCAATTATCAATATGTTGTGTTTATCACAAAATGATTTAATATCGTAATATTCTGGTGTTATTAATCCTCCAATATGTACTAATATAATTGCTGCAACATCTTTAGACATGTTTTTCTGTATAGACTTTAATGACATGCACAAAGTATCCTCGTTCATATCAATAAAAACTGGGATGTTGCCGGATGAAATAACAGAGTTACCGGTGGCGACAAATGTTTGTGACGGCACCAATATTTTCTTGTTTTTTATGCTGGCTGACTTAATTACTATTTCTAATGCAGACGTGCATGAATTGGTCGCCACAGCATATCTTGTACCTATAAACGCTGCGAATCTAGTTTCAAAATCTTTTACATATTTCCCTTGAACTAAATTGCCTGTCTCTAATATCTCTTTAAGATAAAGAACCGCTTTTTCTTTTGCTTCGTTTGAAAAATACGGCTTTGCTCTAGGATATTTTATAACTGTGTTCATATAATTCTGTTAATCCTTGTTTTAAAGTCTTAAACTTGTAGTTTGTGTGCTTTTTGATCTTCTTATTTGAAAAAAAACAATGTTCATTTTTAAATGGTGCCTGTGGAGATTCGTTCTTAAAAACTACAGGCTTGTTTACTATAGAGGAAATCATCTCAACAAAGCCTTTTATTGTCACATATTCGTCATTACAAATATTATATAGCTGGCGTGTTCGGCTGTCTGATGTAGCCAACTTAATAACAATGCTAGCTAGATCTTCAGCAAACACAAATGATACTACAGCAGATCCGTCTCCATCTAAATCTACCAGTTCATTATTTAAAACTTTATCAAAATAATATCCTTCCCTGTTGTGATGATTGTTTTTTCCTATGATATAAGTGGGCCGCAAGATAATGTACGGAAAGTTTTTTAAACTAGTTATATATTGTTCTACTTCCTGCTTCTCGACTCCATAATTTTCAAACATTGGCCATGGGCCCGTTGGACTTATTTCTTTAATAGGAAAAAGATTATTTTTGCGATATACAGCCACGCTGCTAATAAAAATATATTTATCTGCGTTTTTTTGAAATATTGGTAAGGATTTTTTTGCTTGTTCAAGATTGTATAAACACATGTCTATAACACAATCAAACCGTTTTTTAGCAAATAACTCATTTAAAGTCGCTGCGTTGTTTCTATCTCCCTTGAGAATAGTGCACGGCACAGGGCCTGTGCCGCTTCTGTTCATGATTGTTATTTTGTGCCCTAACTTGTAGAGTTGTGTTACAATCAATTTTCCAGAAAATCTATTTCCGCCCAGTATTAATATTCTCATATACCCCTCTATGAAATAAATCTAAAATTTCCAAACTTTGACTCTCGGGGAGAAAGCACCATTTTATTGAAATTGTGCACGTAAGAATTGTCAAAATGCACAATTGTTTGCCAATCTCCATATCTTTCGTTTTTATTTATATCAAAAAAATGATGTCTATTGTGTTTGTGTATTAAAACTGAAAATACAGATTGGTCGCAGCGGTGCTCTATACACTTGTTATCTAAGCCATCTGGTCGCTTGATAGACATATCAGGTAGTGCAATGTCTGGATCCTTCATACATTCTAACATATCTGAAACAAAATCAATATTGTCACTAGTTCTCTTATACACTTGGAATCCAGCCCAATATTGTGGCATTATTTCTGCGCCGGCGGCGCCTATTTTTTGTAGACATTTTTTTGTTGTCCAGTATTGATTCGAAAGCCGGATGTGAGTATACGGTAAAAACAACGACTCGTCGACCAAGTCTGATTCTAAATCCGTGGTTTTTTGCACAAAGCAATTAGCAGAATCAGAGTAAATAAAGGAGTGAGAGCGGTTGATTAAACAATCATTTATCGCATATACTTTGTAAAAGAAGACTTTGGGTTCAAGCGAATGGTCACATGTTTTCGGCACTTCTTTTAATATTATTTGATTTGGAAAAAGATTAGTAAGCGCTTTTAGCGTATTTTCTTGAGTTTTAAAATAATAAACATATATTTTCTTATCATACGAATTCGCTTTATAGCTTTTTATAAGATTAATCGCTTGCGGAATAAATTTTTCACTTACTACTGTGCACAAATCCATATAATATTCCTAGACATGATAATCTATTACCTTTTTTAGGCCCTCTCGAAGCGACAATTTTGGGCGCCATCCGAGTTTTCTAACCTTCTCTCCGGATATAGAATATCTAACATCGTTTGCGCCCCTTGTTTTAGATGGATACTCGCATTCATATTTCAATTCTTTATTCATGATGCTTGCTATTTCTTTTGCTAACGATAAATTATCAATTTCTACATCAGAAGAAATATTATATTTTTCGCCAATAGTCCCCTGATCCAATAAAAGAAGTATGGCTTCTGAGACGTCTTGCGTATGTAGATATTTTCTAGAGCCTATGTTCCCTTCTTTATCTGTATGTATAAAAATCTTTTTGTTATTTTTTAATTTATCAATAATCAGGGGGATAAATTTTTCTTTGCTCTGTCTAATTCCGTAAACATTCATAGTATGAGTAGTTATAATTGGAATCTCATATGTCATCCAATAAGCATTACAAATTTGTTCTGCGGCGGATTTCGTAGCGGCATATGGATTACATGGATTGTGTCTATCGTTTTCATCAAATATTACGCCGTTGGTGGCAGGGCCATAAACCTCATCTGTGCTAAAATTTATAAATGTTTTAAGATCTTTGAGATGCTGTCTAGCATATTCTAATAAATTTGTAGTCCCGACAACGTTGTCCAACACAAACTGCTGAGGATTTTTAACACTCCTATCGACATGAGAACTAGCAGCTAAATGTAAAACATAATCCACGTGGCCTATTTCCTCGGCTATGTAATCATTTAAAGAGGACTTTAAATCGTGCCATACAATTTTAAGTCTTTTGCGCCAAGTGGGGTTATCATCTAACAAAATTTGTAGCCTTCCTAAATTACTAGATACATCAATCCTATCTAAAGAAACAACTTCACTATCTGTATATTTTAAAATGTGTTTTATTAGATGATGTCCAATAAACCCAGATCCTCCGGTAACTAGAAATCGTTTATGAGTATGTTTCATAAATTTCTTCTTCTTCTTTCCTCTTCCAAGAAAAGTTCTCAGGGTTTGTAGAAATTCCAGTAGGATTAAAATAATATAGTCCAAGCGGAGAAGAGCTAATCTTTTTAAACTTAGACCCCTTTGAGGCGGCTCTGAGCCACAACTCCCAATCTCCTGCTGACTTATATTTTTGTTCAAATAAGCCATATTTTCTATGTATAGATTTTCTCCACATCGGTGACGCGTGTGGCATATTTACCATCTTAAGGTTGTCAAAAGAAAATTCTGGAAAATTATATTTTCTTTCATTTGCAGAATTATTTTCCCACGTTTCATTTGGCTTATCAGTTATTAACATATCCGCATAAACCAAGTCCACATCATCATTAATATACAATTCTTTAGCATGCTTTTCTAGTGACCATGGCGCTTTTCTATCATCTAAGTTTGCATTTGTTAGATATTCTCCAGTTGACATTTCTACGCCTATATTCCACACACTATAAATCCCTGGGTCGGTATCGAGCTTTTTATAAATTATATTATTAGGATATTTTTCCAAGTATTCATTGATGACTTCTTCTTCGTTTCCAGGAGAGTTGGCATTAATTAAAATTAATTCGCACTTGTCTTCAAATATTGTTTGTTTTGTAATGTCCTCCAGAAAAGGCTTAATAAATTCATCTCCGTTGTAAACTGATGTTATGAGAGAAATTTTAGGAAGGTCTTCGGTGTGCACTTTAACAATTTTTTCTCCTAAAATGTGTTCTGCCAATAGTTTAAGTTGCTTTTCTTCTTCAAAATTTTCTAAAATCCACTTTTGAAGATCTTTAGCTTGTTTCTTAAATCTGCCATAATCTTTATATACTTCGCGAAGTTTCATTTTGTATGATCCTTGCTGCGGAAAACACCACATTGAATCTGACTGAATAACGCCGTCCCAGTGGGCTTCTTTTTGTACGGGCTGTATATCATAATCTACGCATACAAAATGTGGTTTAATTTTTTCTTTGCCGGTCTTTTTGTCTTTTTTTGGTGCGCAAAGAAAATCAATATAGCCACTCCATTCGGGCGCGATTACTGGTAGGCCAGAATACGCTGCCTCAAAATGCGGGAGTCCAAATCCTTCTCCGTGAGTAAGTGAAACAAATGCTTTAATTTTTGGATGTTTATATAGAGAATGTATTTCTTGGTCTGTTATGTCCCCATGCAATAAATAAACTTTACACTTTTTATTCTTATAGTTTTTTAACAAATTTGTGATTGCTGTATCAGTATGCATACGATCAATTACAGAATTGCCTTTTACAAAAGTTTTAACGATGAGCCCGACTTCTTGATCGATAAACTCTTCTACAAACCACTTAATTGTATTTTCTATATTTTTGCGGATTCCCCACTGAGCTACTGTAAGAAAATTAAAGTCAGTTTTTAAATTTAAATTTAAATCAGTATCTTCAAATTCCTTTACAGGGTAATGCACAATTTCTACGGGCTTGTTGCACCGCAACTGAAGTTTTTGTCCCGTGTCTTTGTTCACTGCATCATACGCTGTATTTAAAAATATATTTTTAGAATGGCTGGAGATAGTGATAATTCTGTCCATGATGTTTGCTCTTTCAAGCCACACTGGAGCAACTCTTGTAGTCTCAATCCCCGCTGTAACACCAACATTAATGGGAGCTAAGCGTTGCCATTCGTTCGGAATAGTAACTTGAACACTCATATCGTATTGAGGGTTTCCTTTCTGTTGATATAGGGCAGTTTTAGTTATAATTTTATCTAGCCATCTTCTCTCTTCGTCGTCATTATAAATCCACCCACACTGCCCCCAATTAACAGGAAGTATATAAATATCAAACATGTCTTCTTGTGCCCGAAGAGATCTTAAAACAAATCTAGAGTGTTCGCCATAACCAGAGCGTGTTAATACGGGCGCCCTAACTAATATTTTCTTTTTCATGCGATCTCCTTTAATACCCATTGATTATTGTATGGCTTTCGAGTGTCCCATGAGCCATATTCTTCGCAAACCATCGTAAATATTTCATCCCATTGCCGAATAAAATTATCAAAATTATAATTAGTCATTACATGGTTACGGCCCTTTTTTCCTAATTCACGCCTTTCTTCTTCTGACTTATTGTACATTTCCAACAAGGCACCAACAACTGCTTCTTCAGAAAGTCTATCTTCATAAATCCATGAAATTTCCTGGGATCCGATAACTGCTTGGGAAGCGGGTTCTATACCGATCCCAAACCAATCTTTGCCATCTGTTACTTGTTCTTGAAGACCTCCTGTCATATTAACAATAATGGGGGTCTCGCAAGCCAACGATTCTAAAGTAGCCAATCCAAATCCTTCAGCATCTGAGATATTAACCGTGCAATCTGCCATATTATATAATAGTGCTAGCATTTCTGCCTCTATCTTCTGTTGCGAAAACATTACTTCTCCATTGGTTAACTCAAGATGGTTAATTATTTTTTCTAAATCTTGGCCATGCTGATCTTTAACATCAGTGTGCATTATTAAAGTAGCCTTATCATGTCCTACTTTATCTAAAAATTTCTTAAACCAAAATATTAAAGAACCACTCTGTTTTCTACGTGCATTCCTATTGTTCCAAAAGAAAATGAATTTATCCGGGTCATATTTATCACCAAAGCTGTTCTTAGCAAATTCTACAACCTTTTCTTTATCGTACTTTTTATATGCTTCTGTGTTTACTGCGTGTGGCACATAAATTGATTTTACTGATGGGGAAACTGTTTTAACAATGTCATCAGTTACTTTAGAAATTGTTGCAATTAAATCATTTGATTCATAAAACTTTTTATTATAGGTTGGATAAGGATAATTATCCCAAACGTGGTAATAAACCATAGGAACTAGCGGGCGAATTTCATTTTCGATTTCCCACAACCATCCCCAAAATCTTGGATCTGTCATAAACCAAAGTATATTCGGCTTTTCTTGTCTAAGAATAGATCTTACAATCTCTTGCGTGCCATATCCATCAACTGGAAAAGTAACCCAATCATCGCCCCATTCCTCAGTTTTAATAGGGTCGTGGCCCGGATGTTTCATCGCGCCCCCCAAACTAATAAATTTATATTTACCAGTTTCTAGCATGCTCTCAATGATGTACCTTGTTTGTGTGCCGACGCCAGAAGGCGCAAAGGGCATATCACTAATGGTCATGATCTTAATTTTTTCGCTCATGTTTGCCTCTTAGTTACAATGTTGTGATTTTAAAAATTCGCAGGGGCCAAATTTTCCTTGGCATGCCATGCGATTTTTAATATAATTTTTATTAGTTAAATTATAAAGAGATTTATTCAATAATTTAAGGGCATTTTGAGTTTTTTTATTACCACTTGTAACCTTAAATATTTCTATATTATTTTTTTTGGCTGTTCTTTTAAGGAGTGCAAAGTGCGTGTCTGCATTTGACGGATCTATATCATGTTTAATACAAAAGAAATGCTTATATAATGTTAGTTGGTATGTCGTCATTCTTTCGCTTTTGCGCCTGGTGTCCCAACCCCAGGAACACGTTTTCCAATCGATTATGTGATACTTTCCATCGGAGGTTTTTAACACTAAATCAATGTATCCTTTAAAGTTATAATCGTTATATCCTTCAATGGGCACATATAGTTTCTCTTCAACAGAAACTAATTCATAATCTCCAAAAGATTCCTTTAATGAAGGTAGAATGTGGCCAATTAACATGCATCCCTGCATTCGCATACCAACAACAAGATCTTTTTTCAATTCATAATCTTTTGGTAGTTCTTGGAGTTCTTTTAAAAACTGTTCCTGGAAGTACTCGGGTGCATTTGAAATATTATTTTCAACTAATTGTTCACATGTAGAATGAATAGCTGTTCCAAACGCAGTATGTTCATTACCTTCGAAGGCCTTAACCCCTTCTAAGTAAACTACTTTGTGTTTCCAAGGGCACTCATTCCATAGCTTCAATTCTGAGAAAGATATGTGGGGCATTAGTCACCTTTAGACTTTGTTGTTTTCGCGGACGGCTGCGATGGCTTTGTTGTTTTCGCGGACGGCTGCGATGGCTTTGTTGTTTTCGCGGACGGCTGCGATGGCTTTGGCTTTGGTACTGCTTTTTTAGGTGTGGGCAGTTCTGCTTTTTTAGCAGATGCTTTTCCTTTTTTTGAAACAGTAAGTGTCCAAGTAGCCGACGCATTTTCTAAAGTTCTAAAATTACAAACGTTTTCTGGGCCCTCTATGCTTTCAATATTATAAGAAGGGTGTAATTTTTTAAACTCGTCAACAAATTGATCTCGTGGAATTATTTGTCTCAATTTAATTTCTGGTCGATTGCTATACCAATGCAAAGATTCTGTAATTGCAACAGTAGTTTTGTTAATAAATTTAATATTCATTATCTCGTTGTTCTCCTATGTTGTTATCAAATAAATCAGCAATTTTACTATATAACGCTGGACTTATCTTCTTTAAGTAGCTCTGATCTCTTAAAAAGTAATTTTCGAACCCGTTCGCGAAATATTCGCGAAGAGACGTAATAGAATATGGAGAATAAAATAAGCCGGTTGTTAAAGTGCTTAATGTGGGATACTCCACTACTTTATAAAGATATCGATCAAAAGGCTTGTCATATTCAATATTATCAAATTGCTCTAAAGAAGGCTCAAATCCTTCTTGATCCAAAAGATGATAAAGGGTGCGCCGCTTTCCTTTGAATTCATTTTCTATCGTGAGATCAGAATAGATTTGATCTTCAAATTGTTCTTCCGCGGCATGGGCGACTTCATGAACAATGTCATCCAACATATCGTTTTCGCTATCTTGTTCGTTTGTCACGTATAAAGCATTATCTTTATATTTGGCATTGAATGGGAGATCTCCGCCTTCAAGGCCTTTAAATTTTCCTACATAAATTGTGTCAATATTCTCAAAAAAGTTACGTGGAATTAGATTCTCAATTGTCTCAAGCACATAATCCAAATCAAACCCAAAGGGAAGTTGATCCTTTACAAAAACTAATTTATCTCCGTAAATATATTTTTCTCTGCTATTCTTTTTAACCGCAGTAGCACTTTTAGAAATATAATTCATATCCACCGCTAGACCACTCCCTCTTTCTGTGCCAATCTTTCTCCTTCATCGACATCCGCGAGTGCTTGCTGATATCCACGTATAAAATTCTCTTCGGCTAAAACTAAAAGAAATTCTGGGAACTCCTCGGCCATAATTTTGATTATCATTTCTACGTTGACTTCGTTAGATTCGGGATTGCATTTATTCCCTACATAGTCTACAAGCCATTCTTTTAGTTCATTGGATTTTTCCACTGTTTTAAGCAAATCCGGATTTTCATTTTCAGTACTCATATCTACCTCCATTATATATGTAATATATTACCTTGTCAAGCCTTTTAAAGAATTTTTGCTGCCAATGTAGCAACTTGAGATCTTTCTCCTTTTACTAAAGTAATATGTCCTGATATGTCATAACTCTTAAATTTTTCGACGGCGTGCGTTAGACCATTTGAAGTTTCATCAACATATACATTATCAATTTGATCGATGTCTCCAGTTAATATAACTTTTGTGTTCTCGCCCACTCTTGTAATTATAGTCTTTAATTCATGCGCTGTCAAGTTTTGTGCCTCGTCGATTATAATAAAAGCATCTGCGATTGAGCGGCCCCTTATATAAGTCAAAGCTTCAATTTCTATTATACCTTGTGAAGTATACATTCTTAAGGTTTCTTTATCATTTCCCATTAAATATCTTAAGTTATCTTGGATGGGGCTTAACCATGGTATCATTTTTTCTTCCATAGTCCCCGGTAAATAGCCAATGTCTTTTCCTAGCGGCTGAATTGGGCGAGAAATAATAAGTCTTTTATATATAGATTCTTTGGATTCTTCTACAACTTGTGCAAGGCCCGCAGCAATTGTCAAAAGCGTTTTGCCACTACCAGCCTTCCCAACTAAAGTTACAACTTTGACATCTGGATCCATTAATAGTTCGAAAGCGAAGCTTTGTTCTTTATTGCGGGGGCGCACACTCCAAATTCCTTGCTTGTATTCTCCATTGACTCTTTTAAGCGGTTGCGAATAACTATAAAATCTTGCGAGCGCCGTCTTCTTTTCATTTGAATTTGAAACTAGCATCAAAAAGTGGTTTGGTTGCAGCTTGATGTCTTCTTTGTCTAAATAAATTTTTTCACCATTATAAAATTGATCAATAATTTGTTCGTCCACAAGATGTGTTTTAAAGCCTGTATACAGATGATCTGTGTCTTTAACTACTTGATTAATAATATAGTCTTCTGTTAAAAGACCCAGTGCGTCGCATTTAACGCGCATATTAATATCGCGTGAAACAAGAATTACTTTTCGTTGGGGACTTCGTTTCTGTTCTTCTAGTGCAACTGTGATTATTTCATTGTCTGCGATGTACAAATCTAAATTTTTTGTGTTTTTGTCGCAGCTTTTAACAGAAATAATTCCTTTGCCTTTGGCCAAGCGAATTCCTTTGTATAAAGACCCGCGCTCTCTTAATGTGTCGAGTGTTCGGATTGTTTTTCGAGCGTTCGCGCCGACGCTGTCTTGTCGTTTTTTGTGCTTGTCGACCTCTTCCAATACTTTAAATGGAATTATTATATCGTTGTTTCGGTAAGCAGTTATTGCGTTTGCGTCTGTGAGATAAACGCTGGTGTCTAGAATATAAGTTTTTTTCGCCATATAAATAATTTGTATTTAATGCACATTATAAATAGTTTTGATTATTTTAATAAGAAAAAGAACTGTTGTTTTATTTCATTCATAGTTATATTAGGAGGCTCTTTTAAAAAAATGAAAAAAATATTAATACTTATGCTCTTGCTTGTTCCGACTCTAGCTCAAGCTAAAATCTCTTTATGCAAAAAAGGCTGTACTGCAATGGACGATCAGCAAGTAAACGCCATCAAAGGATTTCTATACGAAGTTAGCAACTCGCAAGAAGCCTCAGTCAAAAAGCAAATTTTACCAAAATTTGCAAGATGTTTTGTCTGGTTGGATAAAATCCATAAAGATAAAAAGACGCATGTTATTACACAGATAAAAACGGAAGATGCTTCTTTAATAAAGGCTAGCATACAATTTATAATTGATGTAGCAATGGGGCGCTATTCTGAATTAAACCCTGAAAAAGAAATCACGAGATGGACAGTCATGGGCGCGAAAGTAATTGCAGAATATAAAGAAAAAATAACTAAAGATAAATATGGAAAAGAAAACGTTGAAATAAAATGGAAACTGGAGTTGGCTAAGAAATGAAATATTTTTTAGTGATAGTTCTGCTGTCTTTATTATCAACTTGTTCATACACACATCATCATAATAAAAATACTTACAACTATACGGGCGAAGAAACAGCACATCACCTGCCTCGCGATTCTTTCATGTTTGTGTCAGTAAAAGAAGAAAATAAAATATGTATATTTAAAAGATGTTTGAAAGTTGGTGAAACCGCAAAATATATGGGATCTGGCTTTGTAATTAAAAATACTAAAAATGGAAGTTTAGTGATTACTGCTGCTCATGTTTGTACATCGGAACCAACGGCTTTTTTTACAACATTTAAATTAATTGATATAGATGGTAAAAAATATAAGGCCGAGGTAATGGTAAAAGACAATATAAATGATATATGCATGTTATATGCTGGAGGTCTTCGGAAGGCTTCCGTTAAAATTGCGTCTCATAAGCCTCTTCCTGGGTCTCGTATATATAATATTGGCGCGCCAATAGGAATCTTTGATTACCAAATGGTGCCAATAGGTGATGGTTTTTATAATGGAGAAGCAACAAATAAATGGGGTCTTAATCGAGTTTCTGTGTATACACTTCCGGCGGCGCCAGGATCTTCAGGTTCAATGATTTTAAATGATAAGTTTGAATTGGTGGGATTAATTCATTCTTTGCTCATAAGGTTTCCTGTAGTCTCTATTGGGCCAACTTATGAATCTTTAACTGATTTTATTGAAGATAATAATAGTAAGCATTCACATCTTTAGCCTATTGACTTTTCCAAATTGTTTTTCCAATTTTTGTGCGCACTTTTTTTAAAGATTGATTAACTAACATTACCGTCATAACTTTATTTATTGGGAAGCGACCATGTATATATTTTTTAGTACAACCTTTTATTAAATT